TGGCCAAGCCAGCTTCGATGATGTCTTTCAGTTCCATGATGATTTCCTTCAGGAGTTAGTTTGCTTTAATCTGGAATAGCTTGGCAATTTCTTGCTTCGCCTTTTCTTCTGCCAAAAGCTCACCTTTTAGCAAGGACTTGATGCGCGATACCAGCATACACGCATCATTCCGACTAAAGCCGCCTGACTCCCTCAGCGCAGCTTCAACTTCACGAATGCTTGAGGCAGTTTCGATTGCAGATTTCACGCTATTGATCGTAGCGTTCAAATCGGCAGGCTCTTCAACCACACTGATCTCAAACAATTCAATTTCTTTCAGCAAGCGACGGCCATCGCCAATCGACTCGCTTCGTGTTGGCATATAGCCGATCGACATACCGTCAATCGCGCCATGCTTCATTGAGGCGTAAACGTCGCCAGCAACAGAGTGGCCAGGAGTCAATTGACCCTCGACAAACAAACCCTTGCTGTCAACAAACATATTCTTCCACTTGCCGATGATAGGGCCGTAGTGGTTCCAGCGCAAACGAATTGGACGGTCACGATTCACAAGCGTCTTGTCGTATGCGTTCGGGTCGATCGTGTCGCCATAGGCATCGACTCCGCCAAATACGGAGGCGTAGCCAGAGAACGACATATCGTCACCGACAAATTTCAGTTGGAGCGAATCAACGCCTAATTGTTTGATTTCCATAAAAGTTTCCTTCTTCACGGAATTGTACGACCTCAGTGTAACAACAGCAACATCTCGTTGCGCTTTCTTTTTGCTCGTCGGATCACCTCGTCAGCCAGTAATGGCCACGGTTGCCACTCTAGATCCTGCCGCTGATTTCCACCTTGAGCGATGTATACGGGTTGAGGCTTCGTGCCGGATGCTGAGAATGTGTCGGGCGCCTCTGATGCAGACAGATCTCCATCAACTGGCACGTCGCCAACAGATGAAAAATTATCCTTTCCAACCTCGGTTGCATTTAGTTCGCCAGAGAGGAACGCGACGCCTGAAGCTGAAAGCGAATCCTCGCCAGTCTCTGTTGCTTCGAGCGATCCCTGCGCCGTAATATCGCCAGACGCGTAAAACGTGTCGGAGCCATCGGTGGCAGAAAATACACCAGAGGCGGGTAGCGCGAAGTATATTGGCGAGTCAAATACATCTTCGCCCTCTGCCTTTTGGTGGAAAAAGTAGTACCAATTGGCTTGAACTATGCCACCAAGGGAGGAGCCATCGCCCTCCAGTGCCGACATTGTTCCTGCTGTCATGGCGCGTGCGTGATTGAGGCGCTATTGATTGTGATTGTCTGGCCAGCAGTGATGGTCACGCTGTCAAGGTTGATGTCAGCGCCTGACGTGCCGACTGTCAGGCCGGTGATGATGTCAGTGCCGTCAACAGCCGTGCGAATGCGTGCGGCCGCAGCTGTACCGCTGTTGTCTGCGGTTGTGTCAGACTTCGGAAAGCCAGCAAACGTCATCACTCCGGAAGCTACCGTTGCGGCTGGATTGTCAAGCGGAATCACGGCCAACACAGCAGCCATGGATGCCGTGCCAATCTCCAGTACTGCCGTTGTGCCCATGGCCGTCACGACGGCGCTCAAACGGGCATTCTTCACTGCGGTTGTGTATGTCACGGCCATGTTTATTTCTCGTAAGTAATGATGGTCTTGCTGATGTCGTCGTTGGCATCGCGCTCAACGGTTTGCACAGCGCGTTTTGGATGCGTGTCAACAACTGTCACGTCGGATGGCTTGACATCGTTGTAGACGTTCACCATTGGGTTGACTTGCTTCAACTCAGGCATAACAGCCTCCACAACGACATTGTTTTCAGGCACGTTGATGACGTTTTTGATGTCTGGAGTGTTCACGTTCGTGACGTTATTCTGCTCAGGCAGGTTGACGTAGTTGTTGATCACAGGAGGCTGCGCTGGCGCACTCTTCGTGCTCATCTTCACCAGCGTGTGCAGCGATTTCATCTCATCCATGAGTTTTTGCATCTCTGCTTGGCGCTGATCTTCTTTGAGCTTGTCATTGATGTCGGCCATCGGATCTTCGACGGCAACAGCAGGCTCAGCAATCTTGCCAAGACCATCGACAGGAGCCATAGCGCCCTGAATCAACAGCTGATCGCCGCCTTCTTTCTCTGGCAGATGCTCCATGGCGCGAGCCTCGTTTGGAGTCATTAGGCCATTGGTGATCGCGACGCGGTACGACTCATAGCGAGACTTTGCGTCAGCACGCAGCAAGGCGTCAAAATCAAACGCGACATCCATGCGGTCACGCTCTGCGGCTGTCATCAAGTTCACCAAGATGCTGGCCTCAATCTTTTCAAGCAGAGGTCGCAGAGACAGCTTGTAGAAGCCTTGCATTACCTGCTCAATACCAGAACCCCAGACGCTCGTGCCAGACGAGTCGTTCACCATCACTGATGGCACGCCGTACCAGCGGCAAATCTCTGCGATCTGGAATTTACGGCTGGCCAGCAATTCGATGTCCTGTGGAGACATGGAAACAGCATCAAACTTCATGCCGCCTTCGAGAACAAGCAATCGGTCATCCTGGCTGGTGGTCATCGTGCTGAAGTTAGCACGCACCTTGTCGCGCTGCTCAGGCGTCAGCACGCGGTCGATACTCAGCACGCCAGATGGCTTTGCGCCGTTGCGGTAGATCTTTGTCACGGCGCTCTCGGCGGCCTGAGCGATGCCCAAAGAATTGCGCTGATAGGCCAAAGGCGACATACCGATCGTGCCGTTACCCATCAGCTTCAAGTGCCAAATGTTTTCAGCAGCGAACACAGCCATGCCTTGATCGTTCTGGTAGTTGTAGACCATCGAGCCATCGTCAAGCATCATCGGCTCGACCTGCGCAGACATGATGGGCAACAAGCTGATTATTCGGCCACCAACGCGCTCAATCACGCAGTATGCGTTGCCGTTCACGATCAAATTCAGCATGACCGTCTCGAAAAACTCAATTTTCGTCTGGTATCGGTTCACTTTTCCATTGAAAAGCGTGGTCAATGCGTGAGTTTCGTGCACAACTCGTCCGTCTGGCGTCTTTTTGTAGATCGTCAGAGGCAGCGATGCGACAGTCTCAGAGAGTAATTTGACACAGGCCCAAACCGCTGAGAGCTGCATCGCGCTGTCATACGTGACAGTGGAGGCTGCGTCTTCAGAGTAGCTGGACGGCGTAGAGTATTGGATGCCTTTGGATCGGCGCAAACCGCCCATCACCCAATTTGAGAAGCTGGAAAATAGACTCATTTGAACGTCACCGGATTAGACAGAAAGCCATCGAAATCCCCTTCCGTGCTTGTCTGGGGGGTTACACCTACGGCCATCGCCAATGCAACCGCGCCGTCAATGCGGCCGGTTGCTTTTTGCTTGTTCAGCTTGCGGTTTCCGGCTGCATCTTGCTCGATCTTAGCATTTGCCATACACATAGTCAAAACTGGGTGCGCTGAGTGAGCCATTTTTTCATTCAGCAAGATCGTCTCCAGCGAGTCGATCGCCGGAGCCATGTCTTTGAAGCCCTGGCCAAACGGTTGCAGAGGCAACTCGACACCCAGCTTGTCAAACTCTTTCTTGAGCAGATCGAAGCGCCAGCGGTCATAGGCCGCGGCCACCACATTCATGCCGTCCAGTGCCTCGACAATCTCGCGTGCCACTGCGTCGTACTCGATTGACGCGCTCGGAAGGGCTCTGATAAACCCTTGGTCTGCCCAGATGTCATACGGCGCACGGTCACGCTTGGCACGGTCGCGCAAACCCTTCTCCGGCGTCCAGAATATTGGCTTGACGTGCCACTTCTCCTCGAAGGCAATAGCCACCATCGCGGTCAAGTCATTCTTTGCCGACAGGTCGAGGCCAACATAGACTGGCTGGCGGTAAAACACCGAATCGTCTGCGTCCATACTGTTGAGCAGCCAAACACCCTTGGAGATGAACGGCGCGGCCATCTCAACGCGCTGATTTAGCACCAAATTGCGGAAAGTTGGCTCGAAACTCGGCATTCTTTGCGCTCTTTCAGCCTGTTCTTCCACGTCTTTTAGGCTACGAAACACGCCAATAGCAGGGTTCGCCGACTTCCAACCGGCGCGATCCATGATGTCCAAGTCTTTTGGAGCCTGGTAGACGTGGCAAACGATACGCGGATCTTTGCTTTCCTGCGCGTCGTCAAGCCAAATTGACAGCAAATCGTTGTCGTTTGGAGCCTGCGTACTGATGCAAATCAGCAGCGGATCTTTGTGTGCACCCTGCGCAGTGGTGATAGCGTCGATAAAATCTGACTGCGGCCCTCTTACCTGACCAGTTTCGTCAAGAATTGCCAGAATCGGTGACAGACCGTGAGCGGTGCGGCCATCGGCCGACAGTGCGCGAAACTCGACGTTGCGTGCCAGTCCAAGAATGCGCTTTGATGACGGGACGATGCGTGTCACACGAGTCAGCTCTGGTGACATCTGGATCATCTTGCTTGCCAATGCGAACACGACAGCTGCCTGCTCGCGGCTCAACGCGCCGGAGATGATCTGGCTGTTTAGCGTCGCCTCCGGCCCTGCAATGTGAGCAAGCAATATGCCAGCGATCAGCGCCGTTTTTCCGTTCTTACGGCCAATGCTCAGGAACGCTCGGCGTGTTCCATGCTTGTTGTCGTAGATGTCGAGGATGAATTTGCGCTGAAATTCGACAAGCACGATCGGCTTGCCAACGTGTTCGCCCTCGGGCGCTCGGCAGTACTTTTGAATAAATTCAATGACCCGCTCACCACGAGTCAGCTTCTTTGGTTTTTTTGTTGCCATCAGCTCGCCAGCAAGTCATCTTCTTGCAGCTCATCGCGAGCGGCCGCAGCCTGTCGTTGAACCTTGCGAGCTTTCTCAACGTCCTCTTTGTTGCCGCGTGATGCCGAACCAGTCAGACCGAGTGATCGCATGAGTGCCAGCTCTTTGCGAGCCAACTGCTCCAAAACCGAATGGCGCGGGTTCATCACCGGTGTGCCACGGAAGTTTTCGATGACCGATCCTTCGCTTTCCAGAATCTCAGTTTCGTATTCGATGTCAGCTTGGCAACGAGCCAGCTGAGCAGCCACAACGAAGTCAATCTTGGCCCACTCCTCGCGCGCGCGGGAGGACATGATAGCCGACCAGAACGGTTGGTCTTTCGGACGCAACTTCACATGGGCCGGACACTCGAACTCTGGCAATGCCGCATTCAGCATGGCTTTTACTGCCGATTGAGCCGTGTTTGAGGGTGCTTTTTTGGTCGCCATAACTTTTCCTTTGTGAAGATTATGCCCCCAAAAATCACGGTTCGCAATAAATC